AACACTATAAGGTATCAGACCTACTCATTGAAACAAATGGGCCAGGAGACCCTCTCTACGAACAAATCAAGAAGAAGTATAGTAGAACCTCACCATTACACCAAACCAATCAGACAAAGGAGAATATCATACGCAGATTGATGGGTGACATCCAAGATGTGGCTATTGAGTTACCATCACACAATCTATTCCCTACTCTGGCTGAAGAGCTAGAAATATTTGAATACGAGGTCTTACCATCAGGTAAAATAAGATATACCCACCCACAAGGATTTCACGATGATTGTGTCCTATCACTTGCTATTGCTAACTGGAATAGAACAAATCCTAAACGAGGGGGCTCAATAAAGATTAGTTCATTACGATGATTTCCATAATCAACACTCAAAAGAAAGAATGGCAAGCCCGAAAGCGATGGTGGATACAAAAATACAATATTCAATCTGAACTTGGTAGAGAGGACACTATATCCAAATCAAGGTTTTGGGATGATAATACTGTATCTATATTTGACGCTACTTTATGCGAAACCATCTACACTTCCTTCACCCCACCATCAGGTTCAGTCCTTGACCCATTTGCAGGTGGAAGTGTTAGGGGTATTGTAGCCGAAGAGTTAGGTTTCAAATATACAGGTATAGAACTATCCAAGGAACAGATAGACGCAAACAAACTCCAATCCAATAAACCAACTTGGATTTGTGGTGATAGTGAAGAAGTATTAGATACACTACAAGACCAATATGATTTGATATTTACTTGTCCACCATATCACGACTTGGAAATATATTCCGATAATCCAAACGACCTATCCAATATGGATTGGGATGAGTTTCTTATGAAATATAAATCAATCATCCAAAAGTCATACGATAAACTAAAAGACAATAGGTTCTTTATTATTGTTGTGAGTGAGATACGAGATAGGTTGACTACTGGCAACTATAAGATTGGTAAGTATAAGGGATTTGTACCATCTACTATTAGGATTGCTGAAGAATGTGGTTTTCATTACTATAATGATGTTGTGATGATAAACGCATCATTCCAAGCAGCTAGAATGTCCAACCTATATTTCAATCGTAATAGAAAGGTAGCATCAACTCATCAGAATGTTTTGATGTTTGTAAAAGGAAATCCAGACCTTGCAACCGAAGACATTGAATGGGATGGAACATATGTTTGTGAGATAGATGGTAAGAAGTATAAGTCATATAGAGAAGCTGCAATAGATATTGAACCAAACAAACTTGTAGCAAGTGAAGTAAAGAGAAGGTGTGGTAGTAAGACAAAACGATTCAGTAAATGGAACTTTCATCATTGAGATAACCATATTTATAGATGTATTTTAATAAGTTCGTAACAAAAGAAATACATAACAACTCCGAAAGCCCCCTTCGTTCACCTCGTTGGGGGTTTTCTATGCCCCTATGGTAAAATCTGACTAAAAGTAGATAAAAAATGATTGAAAATAATCCCATTTGAGTTTGGAAATACAAAATATATTTCGTACTTTAGTAAGGTAATAATGAGAAATGATAAATAAAATGAAAAACACAATCCAAGAGCGTATTGAAGAACTCCTTATGAAAGTTCAGACATCAGAACCTACGAGCGTTGTAGGGTCAAATCACATCCACAATGTATTTGAGATTTTGACCGAAGATGAGTGGAGTGAACTATCAACTCTATGTGAGATACAAGAGATGGTAGGATATGATTATAGTAAAAACTTAACGATTTCTTAACATAGAAAGTTTGGAAATCCAAAAAATATTCGTAACTTCCAGGTGTAATAATGATAAATGATAAATAAAATGAAAAAAGAAATGTTCCCCTTCCAAGATTACAAAGCTCAATGGATTGAGATTGTAAAGAATGCTATTGAAGAAGATGTTGAAACCGCTGAAGAGATGGGTTATGAAGAACAACTCCAGCTCTTACCACTTTGTAAGAACCTCCACGACCTTTACAAGGTAAACGAAGAGTTTGGTTGGTGGGATGTAAACAACTACCAAGAGGTGCGTAAGTTGGTTTCTTTTCAATAATAGATAAAAAATCACTAATAACAAATAACAAATGGAAAAACAAATCAAGCAAATGATGAAACAAGACCTTTACACTGCTCTTGAAAAGTTAGGTAACTACTCTAACTATGACACCAATGGTGAACACTTCCACATTGTATGGGGTGGTGGTGAGTTCAAGGTATATTTCAAGAACAAGATTTTCAGTAAAATATGGGTAAAGTATCCCAATGGAAAAAGTGGAACTGCTAAAAATGTATATGTGGCTTGGTTATGTATGCAAAACGTATTTCCTGTGTTGAAAGAGCAAAACTTAACGATTATTTAACATACGACATTTGGAAAAGTCAAAAATATTCACTACTTTAGTAGAGTAATGATGAGGGAAGTTCTCCTCCTCTTTCAAGTGAGAACACTAATGTTAGACACCCAAGGGTGCACTATTAAGAAATGAAGAATAATAACAACACTTCGACCCGTAAGGCTCTTGTCCTTACCACATCATCAGCTTACGATTTGGTTCGTACTGGTCAGTTCAACGATTATGTCCATTCTGGTCCTGGCGTTCCAAGCCAGATTGAAGATGGTATGGATGTGATTATGTTGGTCAACAAGAAGTCCGGAACCTACCATGGTAAGGACAACACTATGGCTATTATCGCCACACTTGTGAAGGCAGAACCTTACAACGGACAAGTTGACCCATTGAGTTATGTAGTCGCTCCAGGTGAGAGTGATTTGGTTCTCCGTTCCAAGTGGAAGTCATACATCAAGTTGACTAACATTATCTTCGAGAACGAGTCGGTTGTCAACAAGTTGTACCCCGGCGTTCGTAAGTCATCTATTCAAGGTGGTATTGGGTATTACGAAGGTAACAAGTAAGGTATGGAAGTAAGTATCGCAGAGGTATTGGTGGTCGTAATGGCCGCCATTATTCTATTCAGAAAGAACTAACACAGCCCTCTCTCTTCTTCGGTAGTGGGGGCAGGATACGTTTACTCAATGAAACCACGCGCAGAATAAATGAAAGTAAAAAAAGATTAGAAAAAGCTTGACAAGTGTTATTTATTTTTGTATATTTGTAAAGATTTTGTTTTCATAATAGTCATCTAACGTAGGTTTGAGGTTGGCATACACCTTGTGGTTTCCTACAATGATGACTTGAGATTGAGGAGGAGGGTATTTGTATTCATAACTTCTTTCGCCCTCCTTCCTCTCTCTCTAACCAAAAGTAAAAAGGAGAATAAATGGCTAAGTTAGAAGTACCAGAGTTTGTAAATGACCCTGTAAAAGTTCAAAAGTTTGGACAATGGTGGATGGAAAAGTATTATATGTATTATCCTCCAGCAAAGCTTGAAACCAAACCATATCAGTATGATATTGAGTTTGCATCAGTTCAAGGAATCAACGAAAGTTTTATTTTAACTAAATGGGGATTTGCAATCAACGCAGCAGTTTTTACTGATTTGTATATGAAAGATTTCTCTACTTGGAATAGTAAAGATGGTATATACTACCCAGCGCATTGGAATGGCAACAAGGGAGTAGTATTACCAATCCACAATATGAGAGACAACGAAAGAAAGAAAAATACAGTTCATCACTATTCTTACAAACACTTATGTGACTTGTATTTGAAATCAACAAGGAGCGGTTTGAGTGATTTATTACCTGATAATAAGTTTTGGTAATCAGTATTACGATTTTGTTATATAATAAAGTATAGGGTCTTCTAATACTATTTCCTATTTTGTGTTAACCGACACCAGATATATTGATTAATCATCTTTCAGACCCTATCTGACACGGCAGGTCTTACTTATCAGCCATTGTTATCCTAGCCGTGTTTACCCCCAGGTTACTCCGATTGCCTGGGGGTTTCTTTTATACAATCAACTTTAGTGGTAAAGAATATAATATAGTAAAGGAATAATGTATGGCTAAAAAGATTAGAGTAGAGTTACCAGAGTATTTTACCATCGCACATTACAAGCGAATGGGCTCATTTGAGCACTTGGATGAAGTAGAAAAGATTATTGCTACAATCGTTGCGATGACTGACTACACCCAAGAGGATGTGATGACTTGGAAGATGGCAGATATGTTTAAGGTCTATAAAGGTGTAGAGTCAATCCTTGAAGACATCAATGGTGAGTTCTACCCTGTATTTGAGTTCAAGGGTGTTACATATGGTTTCCAGCCCATCTCCAAAATGATGGTGGGTGAATGGATGGATTTGGATGCAAGGTTGGAAGAACCAATCAAGCACCTTGAAGAGATTATGGCCATTCTCTACCGACCAGTAGTGAAAGAGAACTTCCACGATTTGAAATGGAAGGCTAAATCATACATCAGACACCTTATGGGTAAGCCAGATGACTTATTCAAGCTCTATGAGGTAGAAGAGTACGATACGGAGAAAAGAGATTGGAGAGTGGAGATATTCAAGGATTTACCTATTGAGTATGCTTTAGGTTCGCTACATTTTTTTTTGCATCTCGGCTTGGCATTACAAAAAGATTTAGTAATCTCTTCCCAAGACCTAACGGAGACACAAAAGACAGCGATGAGCAAGATGATAGAACTAGCGATACTGGACCTTCAATATCCGAACACTACGGCTGGTTATACATCTTTCGAGGACTTGACTCAACCAAACTCCTCCACATCAGCGGAGCAAGAACCCTAACGGAGGTAAACATACTATTTATGTTTAACTGGCTCTCTATGGAAACCGAGATAAACAAAGAGCAAGAAAGACAAAGAAGACAACAGGAGATGTTACACCGATGAAAAAGATAGAGGTCACCATACAAGAGATTAGAATGGCTACACGACCTAACATCTACAAGAATAAAAAGAAATACACTCGTAAGGAGAAGCATAAGAATGAAGACATACAAAGAGATTATTGAAAAGTTTAATAGAGCAGCTGACTACCATTCGTTTATCAAGTGGTTTGGTCACGGGTCATTAGACAAACTGAACGACATTCCTAATCAGCCGTATCCATTGTTGTTTGTTAGACCTATGGGTTCGCCTGGCGTTCAACCTTACGGACAAAGAACACTTACGTTTGAGGTGTATGTTCTTGATGTTCCTAAACTTGATAGAACTACGGATATCCAAACTATGTCGGATGCAGAACGCACCTTGTATGATGTATATACCTTCTTTAGGGATGGTGCAGAACAACAAGTGTATGAAATCAATATGACATCTATCACTCCTATTTCAGAAGCATTCCAAGATAGATTGTATGGTTGGATGGGTACAATGAATATCGTTACCGATTCATCAGGGCTTACACTTTGTAATATTCCAACAAACTTATAAGGTGAGTAGATGGCAGATGAGTTTAAGAACATAGAAGATGTAATGGAAAGAGGCGCAGAAATGTATGCCGATGCCATTCGTAACTCTGCCATTGAAGAAAGATTATTCAAGTCTGGCCAACTCGCTAGGTCGATACAAGGTGAGACATACTCAAGAGCAGGTAAGGTTGGTATTCAAGTATCTATGGAAGACTATGGTCTTTACCAAGATAGTGGTATCAATGGTATTAAACAATCAGTTCCATCAAGTGGTGAATCCTTTTATCCACCTGGTCAGTTCCGCTCAAAAACAATCGGTGGCCCTTTACCATTTGCAGTCCGTAAGTCAATCGCTGAAAAGGGATTGAAACCAAGACCATTTATTGTAAAAGGATTAACACAAGTAACTGAAAACTTCCTCGTTCCTCAACTTACCGAGGCAGGAGTAAAGGATATTGAAAAATATGTTGAACTCGCTGTATCTGGCGATAAAAATATAAAGGTCATCTAATGGCGATTACAAAACAACAACAACCAACTACACCCAACCAAGCTAATGCTGATTTGCTTTATGTGTTGACATCTACCAATACTAACCAACCACAGTTTCAGTTTGTGATGGAAGTATCAGATGGTACTGACACCTTTACTTTCAAGCAACAACCCAACCCTGCAAACAAGGGTGTATTCAATCTTGGCCAAATCGCAAGAGATTTCGTGGATGTAGATGGTGTATGGAAAACACAAAAGATTTCAACATCATCATTGGGTAGTACAACTCTTACACCTGTATTCTATGAGGAGTACGGAAGTTCCACGACCTCTTCCGTTGCTTACTATAATGGAACATCAGGTTCT